ATCAACTGTCTTAAAGGAAGAGTTTGATGAATTTATCCAAACAACAACTCAAACTTTTTGGACTTCGTACTTTTACTCAAACTCAAACTATACACCATGGAGCTCATGTGAATAAGTCACACTTTATTGACATCGTAAGAAATGAAATATTGGTCGAACATCAAAAGAGCAAATGTGAGATATGTGGGTTTCATATGTCTTATAAATTCATATTGATTTACTCAAAAGAGTGGGAAGATTCGGATAACTTGCACGTCTGTGACAACTGCCATATGGAAATAGTTTGTTCTGGGAAATTTCAAATCCTAGATTGACATCTCATCATAATCCCTTACCATTGAATCAAGACTAGTAGTCTACCCAGTGGGAAGGAAATTATGGAAATAAAATCTAAAGAAATATCTATCGTAGATGTTGACTTACTCGTAGAAAATCCAAAGAACAATAACGTACACCCCCAAGATCAAATCGATCGACTTGCAAAGCTAATTACTCACACTGGCTTTAGGAATCCACTAGTGGTTTCCAATCGTTCGGGTTTTGTTTTGTGTGGACATGGAAGAATTTCTGCTGCCAAAAAAGCAGGATTAAAACAACTTCCGGTTATTTATCAAGACTTCAAAGACGAAGCCGAAGAGTACGCATACATGACTGCCGATAATGCAATCCATAACTGGTCATCAATTGATCTTTCAAAGGTTAATTCTGAGATGTTAGATTTTGGACCTGATTTTGATATTGACCTATTAGGGATAAAAGAGTTTACGATTGAGCCGCTTGAAAAGCTTGAAATGGAAGACGAGCTAAAAGACGACATGAATAAAAAATATCTAATCGAGGTCACTTTCCCAAACGACATGGAGATGATGGATATCCATGATGATCTAGTTAGCCGTGGTTACATGGTAAAAATTAAATGAATTATGGAATTCCCTATATGGGATCAAAATCCAAGATTTGCGAGAAGGTTTGCAGGCTATTTCCTAGAGCAGATAATTTCTATGATTTATTTGGCGGTGGTTTTTCAATAACTCATTTCATGTTAAAGCATCGCTCACGGGATTACAAAGAATTTCACTTTAATGAATTAAGACCAGGCATTCCACAATTGATCAAAGATTCAATAGAAGGAAAATATAATTACGACAATTATAATCCCGAGTGGATATCAAGAGAGGATTTCAACCTAAGGAAAGACAGCGAGCCAATGGTTAAAATAATTTGGTCTTTTGGAAACAATAGCAGGTCTTATTTATTTGGGAAAGATATCGAAGAATATAAAAAATCAGTTCATATGGCAATTGTATTTAACCGATTTGACGATTATGCGAAGTCAGTATTCGGAATAGATAAGTTCAAAGAAGGCTATTCAATTACAGACAAGCGCCTTTATTTAAAAAATAGAATTAGATTTTTAAATTCAATGAACAGGTTAGAACTCGAACAACTCGAGCAACTCAAGCGACTCGAACAACTCGAGCGACTCGAACAACTCGAGCGACTGCAGCAACTCTATTTTTACAATGGTAGCTATGATGAAGTTTTAATTAAGAAAAACTCAGTTATTTATTGCGACATCCCATATCAGGGAACTGCTGATTATGGTAACGGATTTAATCACAAGAAGTTCTTCGATTGGGCTAATAGTCAAAGCGAGCCCATTTTTATATCAGAATATAGTATTAGCGATAAAAGATTTTATCAAATTGCAGATATCGCAAAAAGGTCTTTATTATCTTCAAATAAAGTTAACAAGCTAATTAAGTCAGAAAAGATTTATGTAAACATGGCAGGCTTTCAAAAACTCAAACAAGGTCGTATTTAATGGCCTTCCCAAAAGTAGAAATAAATTGGAAGATCTTAGATGCCTTACTTCAATTTAAAGTAACTCTAGAGCACTGCGCAGACTATTTAAACGTGTCTACTGATGCGATTCAAAGACGATGTAAAGAAGAAAAGGGAATGACCTTTGGCGAGTATCACAACTTAAAATTACAACGTACTGCGACCAAACTTCAACAAAAGGCGATTGAGATGGCGTTAGGTGGTAATACGACGATGATGATCTTTGCTTTAAAGAATCTCGCAAACTGGTCAGATAAGCTTGAAACAAAGATCGATACAACTAAAATTCAAATCAATATAGACAATGTCGACAGCGGTCTTTAAAAAGACCCTCACTCAAGAAAAAGCTACTTTCCTTATGGCAAGTGAAGCTACTCACATCATGTCTTATGGCGGCAGCCGATCAGGCAAAACTTTTAACATTATAAGGGCAATCATCATACGTGCATCTAAGACCAGATCACGCCATGTTATTCTCCGCCTTAATTTTAATCATTGCAAGACATCTATATGGCTCGACACTTTACCCAAAGTGCTTAGAGTTTGCTTTCCAGACCTATTAGTCACATGGAATAAGTCAGATTATTTTCTCACTCTCCCTAATGGCTCAGAGATATGGATAGGTGGATTAGATGATGATAAGCGAGTTGAGAAGATTCTTGGTAAAGAGTATTCCACCATCTTTTTTAATGAGTGCTCACAGATATCATGGTCATCAATTCAAGTGGCACTTACTCGTCTAGCGGAGAAGTCTGACTTAAAAAACAAGGCTTACTATGATGAGAACCCACCGACTAAAAGACACTGGTCTTATTGGATCTTTGTTAAAAAGATTAATCCAGATACTGGCGAAGCATTAGAGAGTGATAACTATGCCTCTATCTTAATGAACCCAAATGATAATATAGATAACATAGATGAGAACTACTTAAAGATTCTTAACTCACTAGATGAGAAGCAGCGTAATCGCTTCCTGTTGGGAGAGTTTAATGATGACAGTGATGGACAAGCTTACTACTCATTTAATAGGGATGTTAATGTTAGAGACATAGATTCATCAATAAAGCAAGGAACGCAGTTAGTGGGAATGGACTTTAACGTCATGCCCATGACTGCCGTATGTTGCTATTATATAAATAAAACATTTTACATTGTAGACGAGGTTTTTCTTGAGAACAGTGACACATTTAAAATGGCTACAGAGCTTAAAGGTAGGGGCTATAGAGGCTCTAGAATATATCCAGATAGCACGGGAGCTAATAGGAAAACTTCTGGTAGATCGGATCATGCCATTTTAAAAGAGGATGGCTTTGTTGTGGTTGATACTCGCAACCCTTTCGTGACGGATCGCGTGAATAATGTTAACAGGCTATTAAGGGATGGAAAGATTGTTATAGATCCTAAGTGTAAAAAACTCATTAATGATTTGGAGAAGGTGACGTGGAGGAATGATGATTTAGATCAGAAGACCGACAAGATGCTCACTCACATATCGGATGCACTTGGGTATTTATGTCACGCCATAGATCCATTAATAGGATTGCCACAAAAGTCATCTACAGTTAGACTCTAATAATAAACAAAGGATTGTTATGCTAAAAGATAAACGAAAAGCCATCATTGATTACGTTAAAAAGCACAAGACATTCTTGAAAAGGAATACGGAAGCTTTGGATATCTACGAAGGGAATCTGCTTCCATATGTTGACGAGATACTTAGAAAAACATTATCGCCTCAGTATTATGAGCCAGCCAAAGAGCGTGTGCTTGCAATAAATATACTGCCTAGATATGTGGATAAAGTAGCTACTGCTTACGAGAAGTCTCCATCAAGAAGAAGTAAATCGGAAAACAAGAGGGTCAATGACTTTGTTGATTTCTACAAAGAGAAGTTAAATATATCAGTTAGTGGTCAGATTTGTGATCAGTTGGCTAATTTACACAAGGGCTTCGCATGGGAGCCGTACATTGATTTGAATGGTAAGCCACAATTAAGAGAGCTGTCGTTCGATAGATTCTTAGTTATGTCTGATTCGTCAGTATCACCAGATGAAGAGACAATGTTTATTAAACTGATGGGATATAAGTCAGCCGATGAAGATTCACTTCTTCTGTTTGTCTATACCAATGAAGAGTTTGATGCTTTTTACATGAATGGAGTTGAGGCGAGCGAGCACCTTGTTGACAATCAGGGTTTAAATCCGATTGGTGTCATCCCTTTTGTGTATGGCAAACGCCAGAAGTCTAAGCTCATACCCACTCAAGACACAGATATGCTCTCTATTGTTAAAGCAATACCAGTTCAGATCTCTGATTTGGGAATGTCGCTCATGTATCAGTGTTTTAGCATTATGTACGGGGTAGATGTTAATAGTGAAAATCTAATAATGGCACCAAATGCTTTTTGGTCATTCAAGTCAGACAACGAGAAGAAGCCTGAAGTTGGAACAATTAAGCCCGAGGCAGACACTGATAAAGGTCTGTCCTTTGTTATGAATGTATTTATACTGTGGCTTGAGACTAAGGGAATTCGTGTTGGTTCTATAGGATCAGTGACAGGCTCTAATCTAGCTAGCGGTATCTCTAAGATAATTGATGAAATGGATGTTTATTCAATTAAAAAGAAATCAATGGAGTGGTTCGAAAAGGATGAGGCTGAGTTATGGAACGAGAAGCTTCCAAAGATTCACAACTACTGGGTACAAAATGGCTTAGTAGACCCATCGACCGTGCCACCAATTGTCAATGATGAGTTTGATGTGTTGGTAGAGTTTCCTGCGGTTGAGCCTTTAATTAGCAGAGCTGAAGAGATTGCAAACTATAAGACCGAGTTAGAGATTAGAACAATGACTAGAGAGATGGTAGTGAGAAAGCTTCACCCTAACTTTTCAGATGAGGAAGTTGCTGCGGTAATTGCCAACGCAGAGATTTTTTAATGGCATGGATGAAGACAAAGGTAGCTATTAGCCCAAGCCTTAAGCCAAAGGATCGCGTAGCTATCTCTGAAGCCGCTATAGAGTATATTAAGAACAGGACACTAGATGGACTTGATAAGAACCTTGAGAAGTTCCCAAATTACACTAAAAACTATGCCCAATTTAAGGGTGTCTCGGTATCAGATGTTGATCTGGTTTTTAGTGGGGATATGTTATCTGATCTTAAGTTACTTTCTCATAAAAGCGGAGAGCTTACGATTGGATTCGAAAAGGGCTCGAAGTCAAATGGCAAAGCAGAGGGGAATATAAAGGGGACTTATGGTCAACCTAAGCCTGTCCAAGCACCGAGAGACTTTCTTGGGATCTCGGATGTCGAGGTTGAATCTTTATTGGATAATCTAGGAACAGAGAGCGAATCATTCAGTGGATTGAGTGATGCGGACATTGAAAGAAGAGCAAGGGAAGCTGCCGAGGAGATCTTTGGTGACTTACAGTT